AAAACGCCGTTTTCTGCCTCCCAGGCTCTCAACTCCATAACTAAAGGAACATCTTCGTATTCATTGAGAGGTAAAGGTAAAGATTCTCCACCACCACCTACTTTGTTAATTGCATCGACCACCCCCAAACTGTTTCTGAAGACTTGATACATGCTAGATCCTCGCTTTGCGATAAGTAAATGAAATTGTTCCAGCTTTTGAAATATTGCCAGTTCTGGTATCTAGGTAACGAATACCTTTAGCGCCTGTAGCTGCCAAATTAACGTGTATATTGAGTGGCGTGTTAAAGTTTTGCCAAGTGTTTGCTGGCTGACCAATATTATTGCCTGTAGCTAAAGAGGTTAAAACCCCCGCTGAGTTAATCCTTGAAAGATTCCAACCCCAGTTCACGGTAGCCGTTGCCAGCACATTGCATTGCACCGAGGCGTTTATTGCTGTCAGCAAGATATTACTAGCAGGATCTAGATCGAACACAACGTTAGAGACTGTATTTCCTAACGTGGTCGTAATGTCCTCTTTGAAAGCTTGAATACTTAGCCAGTAAGTGCCGTTCCAAACCCAGCTTCCGATATACAGCCCAGCAACCGTTATTTCGTGCCAGACTCGACCGATGTATAAATTAGAAGGCACTGTGCTTCCAGTGTAAGGATTTTCTAGTTTTTTACTAACTGCCATCTACATGACCACCCACTCAACGCCATCCCACTGGACAGCGTGTCTTGTGCCTGGGACTATTGTTTCTCCCGCAAACAACAAATCGTTAGTTGATGTAGAATGATTGATTATTTCAACCTCAACACTCGTATTCGGTGCTGTAGGCAGGAGTATAGCTCTGGTTGCTCCCGAAGTATTAATCACGTTCTGTCTACTTGCAAAATTTTCTGTTAATTGTAAATCCGCTACTATCGTTCTTCTTTGTATAGATAAGCGCGTGACTACTATAGTATCCAGATCAGAAAGATCGTTTGCTACGCTATCAATGTAACCTTGTAAGTTGCTTGAACTTGTTTCTAACGCAGTTATCGCTGTATCTTGACTAGTATTTTTAGTCTCAATTGCAGTAATGCTTGCAGATTGAGCTGCGTTAATTGTTTGAACTTCTGCGATCGCTGTATTTTGGTTTGTATTAACAGCAACCAAAGCAGCGATCGCACTATCATCATCCGCTAATGCTGTGGCAATTTCTCCTAAAGTATCAAGTGTGCCTGGAGCAGCGCCAATTAAAGCGTTAATTTTAGTATCAACCTGAGTCAGAGTCTGATACTGAGCGTCATTAGCCAGTGTAGAAATGTTGTCACCAACATCAACGAGATCGCGTGCTTGTATAGTAGTAATACCGCTTTCAGTCGCAGTAATTCTAGTAGCTAAAGCGTCGGTAACGATTTTTTGGATTTTTGTAGAGCGTGCCATACGTACTATTTCCTATTTTTTAAAGCTCCACCCATTCGACCCCATCAAAAATAATTTCATAGCGATCGCCTGGTTGGATATTAGTTTGATTACAGTAAAAATTGCCGTTGGATAGCCAATTGTTGATCAGCGAAAACGGCAAATCTTTAAAGGGATTTGGGGGCAAAAAAACAGTTATTGTTGCCCCCGTAGAGTTGATTAAATGCTGAAAATTCGCGTCGGTAATTGACAGATTAAAATCCCCTTGGGGGGTACGTCGATCTATTCTTGCCGTGTTTGTATTGCTGCTACCGTTATTAGGGTTGGGATTAACGTAATTGATCGGCAAAATAGAGCCTGCGGTGTTTTCAAACTTATGCTTATGCAGCTCAAATTCAAAATCCGACAGCTCAATAGTTTGACCGCCTGTATACAGCAAGCCGTTTTTATAGATCGCAAATCCCTGCCTAATAACGTAGAACATTTTTGTAGGTAATAGGTAAGAGGTAAAAGGTAATAGGTAGGAGAATATTTACTTATTACCCATTACCCATTACCCGTTTTAAGTAGCAGCAGCAGTAGTAGAAGATTTAGAGGTTGTGGTTTTACTTGTCTTTTGCTCTTGGAGATAATCCCACTCTGCCTTAACTGCAACTTCTTCAAGTGAGGCTGGTTCTGACGTAACAACTAACTGTTCGCCAAGCGAATTATGTAATGCTGCCAAATCTTCAGGTAAAAAAATCTTTTTATCGGCTGCAATAATTTCGCCTGCGTGCTGAATGCTGCATCCTTCTTTGGCTTTGTACCACTTATCCATGATTATTTAGCTCCTTTAGTTATTACAGGTTGAGTTCTAGTTAAATACTGCGCTTCAGTTTCCAACTGATGAGCGTGCAATTCATATTCAGCTTCAGTAAGATCGATCTTTTCGCCACTGCTGTAAGTCTTAGATTCGCTCAGGCGCACAACTAAGTTTTCGCGGACAACGTACGTTAATTTAGACATTGGTGTTTTTTCCTTATTGATTACTTTTAAATAGGAAGTAGGAAATAGGAAATAGGAAGTGGCTACGCTCTTCGCGCTTTTAATTAAGAAGACATTTGACATCCTCTTACTTCCTATTTTCTACCTCCTATTTCCTATTTCTCTTAAGCTGCGTTACTAAACGGTGTAGCCACATCAGTCGCCACAGAAAAGGCTTTTTCCTGCAAGACTGCCATGTCGCAGGTTTTGATAATCCTGACGCGGATACCGCCTGACAAGAACTTGAAGTAAGGATCGGCGGCCAGTTCGTATTCGCCCCACTCAGCGCAGACAAAGCGCGAAAAATCACCAAAGATTGCAGCACTAAGATTAGTACCAGTGCCTTTGGTATAATTGCCACGGACTTGATTGCTCACGCCGACGCGGTAGCCGTTGAGATAGCCTTGATTGCTACTTTGCATGGCGTTTTGCCAGAGAGTCTCTCCAGTCGTACCTGCAAACTTTTGACGTGATTTTAATTCGCCGCGTAGCTTGGCATTAACCACCCAGCCCATAGTACGCTCATCAGCGTTGGCTACAGCTACCTTGGTTTCAAACTGAACTAGGCGCTCCCAAGTAGGAAAATCACCATTCACCCCAAAGATAATTGGATTGACTCCAGGAGTATTGAGAATTCCCAATGGTTGATCGTTAGTGCCAGTACCTTCAATCGCTGCTTTATCAATACCTAGTGCTAAAGCGATCGCCAATTCACGACGGATAAAATTATCCATGCCGATACTAGAATGCAAAAGCATTGAGCGGGTGACGTACATATAAGACCCGACATTTTTCGGACGGAACTTAACCAAGCCAAACTGTGCGTCAATCTGAGACACGTCCGCATCTTCGGGAACCCAGTAAACGGAATTGCCATCAACTGCACCTGCAATTTGTTTGGGAATATCCACGTTACCAACTAGCCCAGGCATCATCTGCATACCCATCTGGCGCATGATGCTATGGTTGCGGAAAATATCGACAAACTTATCAGCTAGTAGCTCAGTCTCGACTAGGTTTCCACCTAGTAAAGGATCGCCTACCATTTGATTACGCTGATAATTGGCTCTTCCAGCTTCGGCATAACCCCTGGCTGCTAACTCGCGGTTAACAGTTAAATCATTAACGGGGATTAAGATATTGCCGTTCTCTTCGTAGCCACGGGTTTTTTTCGCCCGTTTAACCAGTTCTTCGTGAACCTCTTTTTCCAAGCAGTTCTCGCTAAAACCCTTTTCTAAAGCTGCCTTAATCGCATTTTGGAAAGAATAGCTTTTTTGCTGATTCTCACTCAACCCCAGAGTATCAGTAGACTTAGCAATAGGTTTTTGCGCTTGTCCCTGCTCTAAAATTTGCGATCGCATTTCGGCGATTGTCCAGCCCTGCTTAAGAGCCTTCTGGGCTAATTCAGCACAATTGTATTTAACCCCAGCAGCAAAAATTGCTTCACTGCGTTCTCTTTCATTTTCTCTTATATCCTGTTCTGAACGGACGTATCGAGCTGCGCCGTGCGACGGCGCAGTCTCGTCCTCGATTTCTTCCAATCTTTCTTTAGCTGGATCTCCCATAGGTGACTCCTGAATAAGATTTTTTATAACGGAATTAGTTACGCGCTGTTCTAATTCTTCCCAGTTAGGGGTTTTATCTTTATGGTTCAAATCAAAGAATTGTCGTCCTACGCCGACCGAAGCATCAGCAGGAACAGTAACAAAACTACTCTCAAAAGGAGTCCATTTTGTCGCTTTGTAAGTATCCAAGCCTTCATCACTTTCTTTCAACAAAAGCAACTCATGGACTAAATAACCGATGGAGACATTTTTAAGGATTTGATTATTAATACTTTTGACAATTCGCTCGGCTAATTCATGGGTATCAAAGCGGATTGTGTTGTACAGCTTGCCATCGTCTAGCCAAGCCTTTTCGATAACGCCGACGTAATCATCGCGTTTATGATTATAAAGAGACATCGCGCCATCATTCATGCGCGACAAATCTACAGCATCAGGACTGTGATCGAGTATTTCGTAGTACCACCAACGCTCATAAGGCTGATCGGAACTAACCGATAAATCAATAGTTCGCTCGTCACTAACTAAGGCTTTAGAATCTAGAGACAATTGTCGGAAATTAGTTTTAGGGATTTGTTTATTTCCAACCTGGAAAATATCTCCACAAGCACGGATCAATAAATCTTTGCTCATTACTTATGTACGGGCGAACTAAGCGCCTTTGTTACTTATTACTTCCCCAGAATTCCCTGATTAACAACTTCTATTTAGCAGCGGATCAGTAAGCTCGATCCGCTTCAATGCTTTATTAAAAAAATCAAGATCTTTTTCAATAACAATATATTTACGTCCAGTTTCTATCGCTGCGACTGCTGTTGTGGCACTTCCTCCAAACGGGTCAAAAATCAAGTCTTCAGGATTAGTAAAATTCAACATCAGCCAACTAATTAAAGACAAAGGTTTTTGAGTCGGATGAAAAGCGTTTTTGTCCCAAGCTTTAGATACATTTTGGTATTTGACTACAGAGCGAGGGTATCTAGTTCCATCATCAATAAAATCAACTTTTGCTTGATTGTAATGTTGGCAGATACCTCTTGTTTTTTTGGTTTTAGTTTTGTTGTGAACTCTAGTTTTTTCAGGATTGTAAGTGCCGTAACCTTTTTGAGAAAAAATTAAAATATTCTCATGAGCGCGCAAGGGTCTTTTTTTTGCATTTAAAAAACCCAAAGCCATATTTTTTTCCCAAATTATTTCATGGCGAAAATATTTTTTATTAGCAGCTATTAATTCGCTAGTAAAAGGCTGCTGAGAAAATACAATAATATTCCCGTCTGGCTTACAAATACGATTAATTTCGCTAAAAAATTTTTGGGGGTCAAATTTTTCTAAATCAAATTTGCATTTGGTAGTGTTATAAGGAGGATCTGTAATTACAGCATTTACAGAATTATTTGCCATCTGATTTATTACATCAAAGCAATCACCATGAATTAATAAGTCTTTGCTCATTACTAGTTACTTATTATTTATTACTTTCACTAGCATTCCCCTCTATTTCTTATTTCTTACTTTCTATTTTCTATTTCCTCGTCCCCATGCACCGATTCCCCATCAAAAGTAAGACTCACCTTGTAAGTCTCTAAAATCTCTCTCTCCCGTGCGATCGCTTTAATATTTTCCTCAAAGTCTCCGCCCTGTTTAGCCACCTGTTCAGTTACCGTAGTCAGTCCCGATTTAATCGCGCTGATGGTCGCTTTAATTTCTTTAGCTGGGTCAACCCAACTCCAACCCCGCGCCGTCCAGCGCACAGTCTGATATCGTTCGGGGCGTATTTCAAAGTCAGGAAAATTGAAATATCCAGACAATACTGCTTGCTCTAACCAACTTTCGTAAACGTCCACCAGCAAGTTAGAAATAAAACTATCCTGCATCATCACCCAAACATCGCGCACATCTAAAAGTGACAAACGAGAGGAAGAATAATTACTCTGGCTATAATCTCCGCTTGCCCCTTCAAAAGCTACGCCTGTACCCACGGCTGAAGCCCGTAGTTGATTGCGGTGAAAGCCTTCAAAAGCTGAGTTAGGACGATTGGGGGTAAAGGACTTGAAATCTTCCCCTTCGGCTAAATACTTAATAATCCCAGGTGTCAAACTTTCCTCTAGAGGTTTTTCATCTGCCTCCCCAGGCTCGCCTAGCAAGTCATTATAAGGAGTAGTGACAATCCCCATAAAGTTCGCCGCAGCACGAGCGGCCACCAATTCCGCCTCTTCGTACTTATGCAGATTACGCAAACGGTTAATCGTCGAATACAGAACAGGAACACCTCTAAGCTGCCCTGGGCGTTCCTTTTGAAACAGGTGAATTATCTCCTCACTGGGGATCCGTCTTAGATTACGATTACCCGCAGTAGTTGTCCCCCCTGTAGTTCCCCTGCTGCCAAACCAAAAATCACCAGGATGATTTTCATACATCCAATAAGCTACAGGGCGTTTCCACTCATCTAGCTCAATGCCCATGATAATCTCATTACCCCCAGGAGCAGTGCTGCTATAGTCTTCTGCTACTTGATCGGCTTCAATTATCTCTAGGGCAAAAGGAATTGCTGACCCACCAAAAGACTGCTTAATCTTGCGAATAAACACCTCTCCCGTTTCCAGATAAGACTTAAAAGCTAGCTGCTGTAACTCGGCAAAAGAACTAGACCCACTGACATCACAATAGGTTTTCTTGCTCCAGTACCTAAACCCAGCCTCAATTAAATTATTAACCCTGTTATCGTTAGCTTTGCTGTCCTTAACTTGCTTAACTTGAGCTTGAAAGCCAATACCTGTAA